ATCTGTATTCGGCCCAGCGTTCTTGGTATCCGAATACGTTGTTGTCCTGGCTTGTGTTTCCGGTGACGTAGATTTCTTTATTGAGCACTGATTGCTCTCCAAGCATTGCGAACACTGGCATATAGAAGTCGTATCGCGTTGACCGCGACCACATTCTTCGTAAGCCTTGCTGATAGCTGATGTCTGCCCTGATGTTGGCGAGTCCAATAATGTGCCCATGCTCCGTAAATGCTTGATTAAAGCCGTCGCTTTGTTTGAGAATTGTTCCCATCGCAGCAAGGTTTCCCAATGGCGTGCTTGCGCCTGTTGTTCCGGTTGGGCCGGTTTGAGCGATTGGATTGATGTTAACAAGAGTTGATCCGCCTCCAAGGTATTCCGGTCGCTGTAGTCGCGCATCAGGGCTTGTAACTCCCCAATGAGCCTGTAATATTTCTGTGTATCTTGTGCCGCCACGTGCATCCCTTTCAAGTAGTTTTTGAATTTGGAATGATTGACGCAGCTGGTTGATCGTTGCCGCTGTTGCTGCGCTCAAATCTGCCTGTAAACCTGTTACTCCCCACAAGACGGATCCGCTTGCTGTGGCGTTGCTGTTCCAGCTGACCACCTGGTTGCCGTTTGTCTGTGTAAGTGCTCTTGTTGCTCCGCTAGGCGCTGCCCACGTTGGAGCGACGCCAGTTGAAACCACTGGAGCAGTAGTTCCCAGCGGTAGCGATACACTGGCTCCTTTTTGTGGCCAGGGCAGTGCACTTGTGAAGTAGTCGTGTCGTTTTCCGCGTTTTTTCAGAACATAATTTGCAACTGTGTCGGGTCCGTCGCCGGTGTCGACCGTGACCGAGTTTTGCAGATTTTCGTCTCTGAACCATTCGTTGTAGATGAGGTTGTAGGCCCGAAGGGGCAGTGCACTGTGTGACACTGTAAGCCCCCCGCTGACTTGGCCGCTCGTAGGCAGTCCCATATAGTCTTGCAGCGTAAGCCTGCCGTATCCTCCCGCCGGGCTGACTTGTTGAGGTATGACATAGCTGATTGAGTCTCCTGGGTTTCGTTGTTCGCCTTGAAATTTTTGCCAGTTGTCCCATACCAGGCGATTCGGTACGAAGAACCAGAAGGTTTCCATGTGTAGGTTGTCCATCACTGGCGTGGTGGGTGTTGCGAGTCGACAGAATGCCGTCATTCGCAGGTTGAAGGCGTCGCCTGGTAGAACTTCGTCGACGTAGATCGGCACTAGCCATGCTGCGTCGAATGTTGTTTTTAGCGCGCTTTGGATTGTGAATTTACTTCGTGGGATGTCTGCTCGTGGAACCATTGCAAAGTTGTGTGGGTCCACGCTGGCGTTTTTGTGCATCATCATGATTTGTTATTCCTTGTAGTCTTCTGCGCGTCCAATGAGTTCGCGCTCTGTTGCTGTGATAACCCCTGTTTGGTCGTTGTACGTTCCGAGCTGATACAGCTCGAAGTCCGTGGGGTTGTTGTTGATTGGTGTTTGCGGGTCGTTTACCGCTTGTCTAAAGCTCCTTATTGCTTCTGCTCTTGTGTTTACTGTCATCACTGGCGCGTGTGCTTCGGTTGCGCGGTCGTACAGTGCTATCAATAGTTTCATATTTTTCCACGTTCAAGTTGTTGAATTTTGGCTTTTGTGACCATTTCTTTTACCAGTAGTCGTTCTGGTGTGTTGTCTGCGCGTTGTTGGTAGCCGTTCCACTCTCGCGCGTCCTTGAGGTCTTGTAACCTTTCAGGGTTCTGTTTTTTGAGTAGTTTGTCGTAGAATTTTGGTACGTTTGTTTTCTTTCCGTTGATGATGACTATATCGTTGGCGAATACGTCTTCCTTATAGAATCTGAGCCAGTCTGCCCCCAGGCCGGGTTTTCTGCTCATTTGGTTGAATTCTGGTTTTAGTTGGTATTCGCCTAGGTAGTCGAATCGTTTGTAATGTTCTTCTGCTTCCTCGCCTGTTATTTTGCTGACGCAATATCTTGCGATGTATGCGGCGCTTTCGAAAGTTGCTTCACCAGTGCTGCTATGCCCATGGGGCCATAGAGCTTCAAGAGACTTACTTGTTGAGATGCTTTCGCCAGAGTCACTTCTTTTAAAGTGTACTTTGTCTTCCCAATCGTGGTTGAATAGGATCGCGTGATAGTGCGGCCGTCCGTTGAGCGTTCCATACTCTCCGCACATATAGAACCGTATGTTTTCTCCATATTTTTTCCTTAGTCGTTTCATGAATTGTTGGAAGTCGTCGTAGTTCAGTTGGTTTCTGTGTGGGAGGTTTTCTTCGTTGTAGGTAAGTGTGACGAAGCAATTTCGTTTATAGAGTTTGGCTTCGTGTACTGCACGCAGTGCCCACACTCTGCTATTCTCGAGTTTGCACCCGATGCACTGTCCACATTTGACCGTGATTTCTTGCGTTGTGCCGTGTCTTCGTAGTTCACTGAATACCACGCTTCCGTTTTCTGCCCTGTATCCCGTTATCGGGTGATAGCAGGGCATTTTTTACAGCCTGATTCCGCCTCGCATAGGAGCGCGGTTTATGTTGGCTGCTTTCACGGTGTTTGTGTTGTGATTGAAGGCTCGTGCGCTTGCCTTCTTGTTTACTGCTTGTCGTTTCATTTTGCGAGAACCTTTCGTGCGAGTTGTTCAATTTTGATGAGCTCTGCTTGCCAGAGTTGTTTGATTGTTGCCGGTGCATCTGCACTGGCTTTCCGTCCCACCTTTTCAGCGTGGGTTTTGAGTGCCTCCGCTAGGAGGGTTTTTTCTTCATCTTCGAAGATCTGTTTAGTCTTCGTGTCTTCTGCTTGTGCTGCCATTTTTCCTTTCTTGCGATGTCTATCGCGTTAGTGGGTTATTCCACGTTGTTAGTTTATTATTATTTTTCCTTTTTACTACTATTTTTGTTTTATATTTTTCCAGATTGTTATATCGTTATTGATGTAATGTTTGTTCATTACTTACTGATAAACAGGGTTTTCAGTTCTAGCGTCTTGCGCTTGTTCTTTAGCTGTTGGGTTGGCGCTGCCATACCATGTTAGCGTTTTAGCCCGGCTATCGCCTGGGCTTGTTTTTTCCCCGTCGCCTTATCAAGGCGGCACCCCCAATGCGAAAAGGCCCCGAACGGGGCCTTGAGCGAGGGGGGAGGACCAGTTTTCTACTTGATGTAACTGGTCCGAGTGACCCCTGTCACTCTTTTTCTTTTTTAACCGGTTCTTTTGGTGCGTTAACGTTTTCTTTCGTTGGCTCCTCCGGTTTTTCTCTCTTTGTTGCCAATCCGAGTCGGATTGCTTCTTCTATGTTTCCATCGTCGTGCATAAATTCCATGAATTGCTGCGGGTCGTTTTGGAACCTTGCCCGCGTTTTCGCTGGCATCTTCATAAATTCGTCGCGCGCTTGTATCGTTATATTCATTGCGCTTTGGAAGTCGAATGTCTCACTGAAGTCTTGTTCTGTCGGGAAATTGAATTTCTCCGGCATTTCTCCAGTTACTCCGAATCTTTCCACTATTGTGTTGATGTCAACTTCATCCTTGAATTGTTGTTGCGTTTTTGTTTCTGGTCCGCAGTCCAGTCCTGTTTTGTTGCTGATTGCGTCCGTATCGTAGTTATACGGTGTTCTGATGAATGGCGTTACTACTTCGCCTGTTTCGAGGTCTATCATTTTCCGAGTGCCTTTCTAACTGTGTTGATTGCTGTTCCCGCTACTCCGGCGGCGTTTCCGCCTCCTGTTTCTAGCATTTTCTCGAAGTCTGCGAGGTTCTTTGCTCCGGGTATCTCGTAGTTTTTAAGCTGGTTGATTATCTGTTGCCCTTTCGTTTGCGCGTCCTGTAGTTGTATGGTGCCTTCTTTCAGGGCCTTTTCCATGTTCGCCAGTTCGCGTTGTGCTTCCGCCAGTGCCCGTTGTGCTTCCGCCTGTCGCGCTTGGCTTCCCATTAGTTCTTTGCTTACTTCTATCCGCGATAGTTCTGCTCGCAGATTGTTTGTGTTAGCGATTACCTGATTGGTCTGTTCTTCCACGTTCTTTGCGGTGTTGTTGTTTACTGGCACTCTTGAGCGTATTTCCTCGGCTTGGGCTTTCATCAAGTCGCCTGCTGATGTTTTGTTGTATGTGTCCGCTTCGAGGTTTTGTGTTGTGGCTTGCGCTGAGTTCTGTTGTGCGCTCGCCTGCCCTTTGTTTATGACCGGTGGCCCTCCTGCTGCCGCCGTTGCCCCGTTGCTGTACGCTAGCATTGGGTTTAGTCCTGCCGCTTGCAGGTCTTTTGTTGTGTCCTGGTATGCTGTTTGGCGTAGTTCACGCTGTTGTGCATACGCTGTTTGGTTTGCGTTTTCGGCGTCGTCGCGACCTAGTATGTCGTCGCCTATCCCCCCGATTAGTCCCCCGAGTGGTCCGCCGAAAAAACTTCCTAGTCCGCTGAATAGTCCCATGTCAGAAGTGGTCGATTAGACCTGGTACTGAGTACATCGGCAACAGTCTTGCGGCTTTCAGGTTGAAAAACGCATCCATCAGGAACTGTTGTCCGTCTGCTGCTGCTCCGACTGCTGTTGTCCTGCTCACCACTTCTTGACTTCCGTCTGTGATGAATGCATCGTTTAGCGTTGGTAACGCTGTGAACTTTTGTGCGTAGTGCCAATAGTCGATTGTTGGCGTTGTTGTGCTTCGGAAGTATCCCGTTAGCAGTGAAGGCCGGTATCTGTATTCGGCCCAGCGTTCTTGGTATCCGAATACGTTGTTGTCCTGGCTTGTGTTTCCGGTGACGTAGATTTCTTTATTGAGCACTGATTGCTCTCCAAGCATTGCGAACACTGGCAT